TAGGGGCTGCGGTCGGATCAGGATGCAGGAAAGCATGAATGACATCCGGGCCGCCATTTGCGAGCAATGAGCGCAAGTTACCAGCAAGATTCGGATTCTGTTTAATGAACTCCGCAGCCTCCGCAGCCTGAACAGGGTCCAATTTGGTTTGGGGAGCTTTCGGTGCAAATCCCCCGGCGTCTGCTTTGACGTTGGTGAGCCCGGCTGTCGCATTGGTAGCGGCCGTCTGCGCAGCGCCCTGCGGCGATTGCTGAATGTTCGGCGGCGCCTGTCCAGCAGGTACTGCAAAGTTATTCGGCACCGCCTGCAGTGGCGCGACCTTACCTTCAAACATCTGCTGTCCGGCCGTCTGACTCTGCGCATTGCCGTATCCCAACTTGGCTTGCGCCAACATCTTCATTGCGGTTACGGGATCATTGTTAGCCGCTCCCACCATGGCGTCGCGCGCAAGTGTCGCCTCGGACTCCGGCGCGCCCATACCGATCAAATCATCTTTGATCTTGCTGCGCGCTTCTTCCGCCTCTTGCGCCTGGGACGCTTTCACCATGGCATCTTGCGTCTGCGCGGACAAAAGGCCGTTGCGCGCTTGGGAATTTGCGACGAACGAATTGAGCGCTGGCCGGTTAACTTGACCGAACAAATCACCAAGCGCCTGGCCTGCGCTCTGTCCTGCCGGTTGTCCAATGTCGGCCATTATGGGGAACTCGGTAGCGTGGGGTTGAAGTTATTGATCATGCCTGCGGTCCCGTTGGCGCCGCTCAGACTGAAGGAATTGTCTGTCGGCGCGAACCACCCGTTAGTTCCAAAACCCTTACCTGCGGCGCCTACGCCACTCGCGAGCATTGATGCGTACGGGTTAGGTTGTGAGGCAGTTTGCGCACGCAATTGGTTGACGAAGTTCGTCATTTGCGATTGGCCGCCTAGCAGGTTCAGGTTCGTTCCGAGGGTCTGCATCGCGAGCCCCTCATTCTGCCGCTGGCGCACGGCTGCGTCGATAGCGCTCATCTGACCTGCCTCCGTGTTGCCGTACTGCTGCGCCTCTTTCTGCGCGTTTGCGGTGCCTGCCTGATACTGCTTGCTCGCGCCGCTGATAGTCTGCGGCAGGGCCGATACTGGTTGCCCGAACGTATTACTATTGGTACCGGTCGAACCGCCTGCGGCGCTGCCCGCTTCGTTCTTGCGCAGGTTGTTCACAAACGCAGTCTGATCTTGATCCGCAATCTGCTGCGGGTTATTAGTACTGATTTGTTGCGTCAGTGATTTGACCTGATCGTTTGCTTGCTGCCGCAACTGCTGCTGTTGCTGTAGGTTCTGTACCTCAGTGTTCTGCGCACGGCTATTCGCAGCAGACTGATTGACCTGCTGACCTGCTGCGCTGACCGCAGCTAAAATTAATGGAACGTAGAATTCTTCGGTACCCACGGCTAGACTCCCTTAGGCCCTTTCGGATACGCAGCGCTGTTCTTTAGCGGCCCATGCGCAGCGACCGCGGCCTTATTGATACCTGCCGCAACCCCGAGCGACTTCTGCGCACCGATACCGGCGCTGCGCGCGCCGTACTGCCCAGCGTTCAACGCCCGTGCCAGTTGGTTCTGGTTGCTGCCAGTGATCGGTAGTCCTGAGCTTTTGCCTTTGAAAAACGAGCTACCCATTAGCCGCCCCAAGTGTTGGTTGTCTGTGCATTCTGCGCCGCGCGCCCTGCCGCTTGCACGTAGGGGTTAGCTGTGTTCACGGGGTTGGTGTTTCCGGGCGCACCGCCGGTGCCGGTAACCTTTTGCCCGATCTGCCCTATAGCGCCCTCACCACTGAGCACGCCCACGCCAGGGTCATTGCTAACCATGTTGTTTATACTGCCGATCCATCCCCCGATAGGCGCATGTCCGAGTCCTGCGGCGTTGCTGCCCACGTTGGGTGCGTCTGCCGCCCCGACGGTTGCGCCAGGGCCGCCGGCTCGATAACCCGCACTCGCCGCCGCAAGGGTCGGCGCAACGCCAGTATATGGCCCGGTATTAGGCCCAACCTGAACGCCAAGCGTATCTTGGTACTTGTGCGAGCCGGGCAGATCCAGGGATTGGAACAGCGGATTGCTAGCAAGTTTAGAGAAGAATGTACCTGAACCCATGGTTTCACCTATTGGGCGGGGTGGAATTGCTGCCCCCGCTGTACGCCGAAGCGCTATAGTTAGTGCCGAACGGATTCTGTTGCGCCTGCCGGTTGGCCGCTGCAGTGGCCTCGGCGTTCGTGATGCCGGAGGTTCCTGCGAATAGGTTTTGAAGTGACTGTTGGTTGCTGTAATTCTGCGCAGCGCCCAGCGAGGCGTTCTGCGCCAAAGAGGTTGCCGACGGGATTGCGCCTGTGAAATTGCCCTGTTGCGCCAAGCCAATCAACTGATTCTTGGCGTTGATGTCCGATTGCTCTAAGGCTGAGGTGCCGGAGGTCGCGGCTTGGGACGCTTGCAACAGCGCATTGGTGTAATCCTTCTGCAATTGAGTATTGGAGTCCGTCGCCGCCGAGCCGCCCGTCAACCCGCTCCGCGCGTTCGCGAATTTCAAATTGCGCGCATTCACCGCCTCTTGGTTGTTGACGTTCGTATCATAGTAATTTTGCAGCTGCGTACCGTACTGCTGATACTCCTGCTGGCGCTGCGGGCTTGAGTACGCGCTGTTGATCTGATTGACAGAATTTTGAATCGCCGTCTGCTGCTGGGCGTTTGCCGCAGCGGCCGCATTGGCAGCGCTATTTCCAGTACTCAATGTCGCACCCTCGAGAAAATGACTGCATCTGCGCCGTTGGCGCAATATCTCCAGAGTGTGGCTTCGCGAGTATAGCCCATAACTCCGTACCAAGCCTCAATCTGCGGAAAAGCAGCCAGGCGCGCCGCAGTTGTGATGCATTCAAGGCGATGGGCCTGACCACTTGCGAGCATGGCGTCCATGGCGCGGCGGGCTATGCGGGTGACTGGGAACCAGTGCTTTTCCCAGGCATCGGTGGAATTGATCATGAAATCCCGCCATACGCCCGGTCGTTTTGGCGCAAATCCCCCCACCACAATGGCCTCCCCGTCCGCTTTAATAACCCATTTCGGACCTGGCACCATGTAGTTACCGACAGCAATACTGTCAACGTTATACTGCTCTCCGGTAAGGGCCTCGAAACACTCGCGTTCATTCTGCGGCATGTTGATACATACCTTGATGAAATCGAGCAACAACGGGTCGGTGTAAGTCTGAATCATCCCGTACCTCCGCCGCCCGATTGGTCCGACAGATAGAAGTTAGTCGCGTCCCACGTCCAGTTGTTGGCCGTCGTGACGCTGCCGGGGAACGTCAGAATGGGCGAGAAGCTAGGCGCATTGATCGGCAGCGGTATTGGCTGTCCTGGCACGGTATCCGCTAGGCTCACGGTATACGGCACAGTCACCCCGGTTGATACGGAAAAACTAGCGTTGTCGTTGAATGTCGTAGGGTCTTGCTGATTGTAGGCAATTTGCACATTGCAAATACCGGTTCCAACAAGGTCCAGGCCGATCAGCATTTTGTTGATGCCGAGGTTGCCCATGTCCATGTACGGCCACTGGATCACACTGTTAAATGCTACAGGCGTCGCGGCTGATGTAATCGTATTGGCGTCATCAATTCCGATCGTCGTTGCGCTCAATTGCCACACAAGACTACCCGTGGTGCGCAGGTACAAAGACCCGGAGTTCAACGTTGCATCCGTGATTGCCTGAGGGAAAAGGTACCGGCTCCATGACTTCGTGCCTGCAGTGCCGTTAATGGTCAGGATGAACGCTTGGTTACCAAAGAACAGCCAGTATTGTCCGCGGGCCGGGTAGTAGGTCGAAAGCGGCCCGCTTATGCCGGTGTAGAGCCCTGATTGGCTTTGCGCGACGATGAGGGGATCGACCGGTTGGCCCGTATTTCCGACAGCCATGTTGGCAGTGGGACCGACCGTTCCAAGATTCCTAACTCCGACTTCGGTAAGAAATAGAAGATCATTCGCGACACTTTGAGCAGCTTGCGGCCAAGTAGAACCAATAGGTTGCGCATCGAGTAGCGCCATGTTCGCGGGGTCCGGGTCGATCTGCCACATCTGATACCCGCCAGCATTAAACACCATGAGATTCGAGCGGTATATCGCCAAAACCTGGACCGGATTGTCACCATAGTTGTTAAGTCCTGTGGGCAAGTACCCTGCGTTATTCGTGCTAGACCAATCAATCGGGTTGACTGCGGCCGAGTAGTTCACGATGTCATTGTCTTCCGCGAACACGTGTGAAGCGCCGAGCGCAACGCCGATCGTCTGCGGGTTATTGGTGTCTATTACATGCCGGTCAACCGCTTCCCAAGTCATCCCTGGGAACGTCGTTATGTAGCCGTTCTGATTTTTATAGGTGCTAGGGTCGTACACGGTATTACCGATTGTTGTCGGAAACGCAGGCGTCGTGAGCCCTGATTGCATCAACGGGATTGCCTGCCACGTAATGATGGACGTACCGACAGCCTGCCAGGTAACAGTGTTGTCAATGACTTCGGCCCCAAGCGTTGTAGGCCATGTCGGCTGCGTGGCTGCAGAAACGCCGGAGAGCGCTTGCACCGCCTCAAAAAGGAAGTTCGTCA